GGTTAAAATGGACAAGGAAAAAATGGGCAGGACAAAAACACGCATGGATGAGTCCCAAACAGTACCTAAAAGATTTGTGTATTACCGCACCGATATCATATAACTGGCATCACAAGTCTCACGCGGCCGCTGGATATTATACTAAACCATTTGAGGGTAGTTCTGCTGTATTAGTAATTGATGCAATCGGAGAGTGGACTACTACTTCTATATGGAAGGATATGAATTGTCTTTGGTCTATGAGATACCCACAGTCATTGGGGTTGTTCTATTCCGCACTAACACAGAGAATCGGATTGAAACCGAATGAGGATGAATATATTCTCATGGGAATGTCTGCTTATGGTGACCCAGATAAATTTTATCCTTGGGTTCAACAACTCCTAAAAGAAAACTTACATAGGGGATGTAAGTGGTGGCTTCCTAGTCTTGAACGGCAACATTGTTTTGATGTTGCAGCTGCCACTCAGAAAGTATATGAAGAACAGTTTGTCAGATTACTCGAAAAGACAAAAGAAATAACTCAAAGTGATAACTTAGTTTACATGGGTGGGTGTGCTTTAAATTGTTTAGCAAATAGACTCATTCCAGAGCATTTCGACAATCATTGGATCATGCCGAATCCCGGCGATGCTGGTTCAGCTATTGGAGCAATCGCTGCTAAAGAAAAGAAAGAGTTGAATTGGAAAACGCCTTACCTTGGATACAACATAGAGGGGGCATACCCAATCAATGACCTACTGGCAAATCTTATCGCATCGAAAATAGTTGGTGTCGCAAATGGTAGAGCAGAGTTTGGCCCAAGAGCATTGGGTAATAGAAGTTTACTTGCAGATGCACAGGGGTCTGAAATGAAAGACCTTGTTAATAAGATTAAAAATAGACAGGAGTTTAGACCTTTTGCACCAGTAGTATTGGAGTCGGATGTACACAAGTATTTTGATGTACCAAAGGGGTTCCAATCACCTTATATGCAACATGTCGTAAAATGCAAAGAACCAGAGAAGTTTCCCGCTATAGTACACAAAGATGGAACCAGTAGAGTACAGACTGTCAACAACGAACAACACAACGGATTAGCTCAGTTGTTAAGGAGATGGAAAACATATAGTGGTCACTCAATTCTTCTAAATACTAGTCTAAACATCAAAGGCGAACCAATAGTCAACGATGAGAAAGATGCAGAACGATTTGAATTGAAGTATGGAGTTAAGGTGTGCGTAAGATAAAGTATCATAATGGTGAAACTATAAAGGTAACTGGACTTCATTTCTACGGTTGTTCTTATGTTGCTGGACAAGAACTCATGGATGACGAGATACCAGACCCAATGGGAATACCTGTAAAGGAGATGGCTCGAAGGAAAAATGAAACAGTAGAATCCTATTATAAAAGAAAACTCCAAAGAGAACTTCTTTTCAAGAAAAAGATGAAACTGGAAAACCAATTAGCATGGCCACAATCTATGTGCAATGTTTTGAAAGTCCGAGCTTATAATCATGCAAGTCATGGGGCATCGATGACTTATATGAAAGCTAAACTACTGTCACATATACTTGGAGAAGAATACGAAATAGATAACAAACAAGAGGCGGTTGTAGTTGGTCTTACTGGATTCGCTAGAGAAATGATATTTGCAGAACATGAAAACTTTTACAATTCTCTGGGTAGGTATGGTTCTCATAGAAGTCTTGTGGTTGCAACTGATTTTGAAAGAAGGGGTGACCCAGATTTTGCTAAGAAGTATATGAACCTAGTGGGGGTATATACTCTGTTTTGGCGTTTTCTCCATGAAGTCTACAGTATTATCAATATTTGTAAAACACATGATATAAAACTATACATTATACCAATGTTGGATTCATTTGATATAAAATGGTACGCGGAAACTTTTGAGATTGACCTCAAAACACCAAATTTTTCCTCTCAAATCAAGTTTCTAGAGTCTGAAATAGATAAGTATATAATAGAAGGAACCAAGTTAGACCCTTTAGGGGGCAACATAATAGAAAAATTACCAAGGGGCCATCCTTGTGCCGAGAGTCATAGGAAATACGGAATAAAGGTTGGTAAGAAGTTATTAACATGACGAATGTACTGAAGTTCCCGAAGAAACACAAATGGGAACCAACTGGATACAGAATAAATCTCTATACAGAAGAGGATATCTATATAGTCCTTTTATGCCTCAACTTATCCGATGATTTAGATGACCCGAAAAAATGGGTCAGGCAAGATCTTCGCACACTAGAACCAGAATATGTTATCGACAAGATGACAGACTGTCTGGACAATCAAATAATATCAGAACCATGCAAAAAACAGATTCGTAGAATCATTCAGTCTGCTGAGGTACTTCCTCTGTCAGCACTTTACAACTAAGGAGAAAATATGTAAAAGAAATCTTTATGATGGATATCAATTTTTTTAACTAACCCATCTGGAGAAATACCACATGCCAAGACGCAAAACCAACCTACAAGTAATTGAGAATTTAAATTCTGATATACAAAAGGTGAAAAGTAAATCAACATTAAAAATGCGTATTGAGGACTTAACTACAATCGATGCACTCACCGAAACCCAAGGACAATTTTTTGCAGAATACAAAAAAGATTGTAGAGCAATGTTATTACATGGATGCGCTGGAACAGGTAAAACATATATTGCCTTGTACAGAGCATTGGAAGAGGTTTTACAGAGAGGAAACCCATACAAAAAAGTAGTCGTTATTAGGTCAGCAGTTCCATCACGAGACATAGGACATCTGCCAGGCGATGAAACCGAAAAGACCGCTGTTTACATGCAACCATATATTGATATGTGTGGCACCTTATTCCCAACCAAACAACAGGCATTCCAGAGACTTATAGAACAAAAATATGTATCATGGATGATTACTTCATTTGTGAGAGGAATTACGCTAGATAATTCTGTTATTATTGTTGATGAGTGTCAAAATATGAATGATATGGAAATAAATTCCATTATAACTCGCGTGGGTCATAATAGTAAGATACTATTTTGCGGAGATTTCCGACAAACTGACCTATACAAGAAGGGCGATTTAAGTGGATTACAGAAATTCATGGTAATTGCTGAAAATATGCCGTCATTTAGGACAATCGAGTTCTCAGAACACGATATTGTCAGATCTGACCTAGTGAAAGAGTATTTAATCGCTAAAATCCGCTATGAAGAGCAATATGGGACTTGACATTTGCTTCAAAGGCTAGTATAATGGTCACTTAATAATAGGAATTTCGTAATGTTTACACATATTGAAGAAAAACATGTATTTCCCCAGCTGATGAGGGAAAATTTTGAAGGAAAACGGACATATGTAACGGAAAATGGTGATAGATATCCGTCTATCACCACCGTTCTAGGGTATAAGATAAAACCCGCTATAAAAGCATGGAGAAAAAAGGTTGGAGAACAGACAGCGAACAAGATATCGCGTCAATCGTCTGTTCGGGGAACCAAAATTCATGGTGTTTGCGAGGATTATCTCAATAATAAAGAACTTGATACCAAAATGTTGTCGTTTGTAGAGGAAGATATGTTTGATAACATGCGTCTTTATCTTGATAAGATAGACAACATACACGCGATTGAACAATTTTTGTACAGCAACCATTTAAGACTCGCTGGACAGGCGGACTGTATCGCTGAGTTTGAGGGTAAATTGTCTATCATTGACTTTAAGACCTCTGCTAAACCAAAAACCAAGTCATATATAAAGAATTATTTCGCTCAATGTGCTGGTTATGCCATCATGTTTGAAGAAAGAACAGGAATACCTATCACAAATTCGGTAATTATCATTGGTGTAGCGAATGAAGAACCACAACTATTCGTGGAACATCGTGACAATTACACAGATTACTTGCTAGAATGTCGAGATTTATATGAAAATAATGCTTGACATTTGGCCCAACTTAATGTATTATAAATAACTTAACTCGATGAAACAAGTCGAAAGGTTGACAGGACGGGGGTGCGATTCCCCCCGCCTCCACCAATTTATCCTTATAGACCCGACTAAGGGGGCGAATAGGATCGACTGGGACTTATTAGGTGCGTGGAGAGTTCGGAGAGGAAGCTGCCGTAAGTGCAACAAAACCATAAATGCAGAAAATAATACTGCTTATGAGGACTACGCTTTAGCGGCGTAGAATCGCTCGGGGTTTTTGGACAGTTCCTAGCACCAGAATACTGTCCTTTTTATTCTCAAAGAGAAGGAGGAAGATATGTGGTTAATTACAGGACTTGTAATAGGTGTAGTAGTTGGTGCATGGATTAAAGACCGAAAAAGTTGGTTGGATTTTCTTGACACATTATTTGACAAGATACCGCTCTAACCCAATAAAGTCATATGACTACTTGGTTTTTAATAGCCTTAACAGCGTTATCGCTTTTGTTATGGCCCACCAGTGCTGACAACTATGTTGTTAACGACAAGGAATTCCAATATCTTGAACTTGAACGAGTTCATTCACAAAAGGAAATTGCTTGTCTTGCGGTTAACATTTATCACGAAGCTAGGGGCGAAAGTTCTGAGGGTCAACTCGCAGTTGCTTTCGTTACCCTAAATCGCGTGGAGAGTGAAGCATATCCAAATACGGTTTGTGGTGTCGTTTATCAAGGAAAACATAAACCCTCTTGGAAGGATAAAAATAAACTGGTTCCGATAAGACATCGATGCCAATTTAGTTGGTATTGTGACGGTAAACCCGACATAGTACTTGATTTCGACACATATGAAGAAATCATTGAATTGGCAATAAGTGTTTGGTTCGGTAAAGTACATGATAATACAAAAGGTAGTTTGTTCTACCATGCGGATTATGTAGAACCAGTTTGGGCGCAACATATGGCGATGACAACGAAAATAGATAGTCACATTTTTTATACGAGTTATTGATGACTGACAAAATTCATACATTTATAGTTACAGGTGGATGTGGGTTTATAGGTTCACATTTAGTAGAAGCATTAACCATGCATGGTCAAAATGTTCTTGTAATAGATGATATGAGAGTCGGTAAAGTCAAAGTCGATAGTCCTAATGTGAAATATCTACATCAAGATGTTGCTTCAGCAATCCCAGTTGGGAAATTTGACGCAATATTTCATTTAGCCGCCACGCCTAGAATTAGGTTATCACAGACTGACCCATTTGGGACAATTACAAATAATTTTAATTCAACAATGGTCGTTGCTGAGTACGCGAGGAGAGAACGAATTCCTTTGTTTTTCGCTGCCTCTTCTAGTACTCGATTTCTTCACCATCACGACAATCCTTATACATTTTCAAAAAGTATGAATGAGGAATTACTAGAACTTTATCGCAAAAGATTCGACTTGGAATATCATATGTTATATTTCTATAATGTATATGGGCCAAGAGAAGCTGACTATGGAGAATATAGTACAGTAGTTCGAGCATTTAAAAAATGCGTAGAGAGTGACCAACCTCTAAGAATATTCGGTAGCGGTAAAAAAGAAAGAGACTTCACTCATATCCATGATGTAATCGATGGTATTATTCAGTTGTTAACTTCAAAGAATAAACCAAAACATGTACATCTTGGTTCTGGAAACCCAGTTAGTATTATGGATTTAGCAAAAGCATTTGACCACTCTATTGTACATGAATTTGACAAGAAAGGTGAGGCGGATGTTACTGAATGTGCAGACCCATATATCGAAGCTGAATATGATGTTATCAGTTATGTTAAAAAATGGAAGAGTGATTTTGAAGAAGAACGAATATTACATAATGTAAACAAAGATTTAAGAAAAGTGGAAAAGAAATATGCCAAAACTGATAGTGGACAATGACGAAAAAGAAGAGAAACTTAGTGATGTATTCATGGTTACGAAAGAATTTCATACATCAGCAGAGTTCTCTCAACATATAGAAAAGAAAGCAGTATCAGCTGGAAACTATATAGATGTTCTCGTGGAATATTGTACCAGAAATGAAATAGAGATAGAGAGTGTTAAAAAATTACTCACGGCATCTCTGAAAGAAAAAATCAAAGCAGAAGCAATTGGTCTTAACTTAGTTAAGGGACAGAAGTCTTGTAAGTTACCAATATGATTGAACCCTATGAAGTTTATAAACTATACCTAGCTATTAAACTTCATTTTACTACTAAATCATATGATGTAGTGAAGTATAAGGGAAAGGTTAGAGTAAAACCAGAAACTTTCAAGAAGAGAAAGGATATGGTATCTATAAAGAAACTTGCTAGGGATTATAAACGCGAAGAAATAATAGATTTCTTAGTCGCAAACTTTGTATCTGGAGAACGATGGGGTGGATTGTTTGATATACAGGCATCCAAACGATACGAAGATTGGAAGGTAAAAAAGAATCAAAGAGAATACATCTTTAAAAGAGATGTCTCTAAGATAGTACTAGAGATGGAAAAGCAAAAAGTTGGCGCTTTTTTTGAAAAAAATGGAAAACAGGGCTTGACTTTTCGTCTATACTTTGGTACAATGATCGAAATTGAAACTCTTGTTATATTAGATAAGATTTTTAATTTTGTAGAAGAAACGGATGATATCTTATTAGAAGATGTTGTACTACTAGTGAAGAAGTATCGCCCGTTTGTAAAGGTGACTGACTCTATGAGAGAAGTCGCTAAAACACTTACTCAAAAACCTGTATAAATAGGAGTGTACATTATGAGTAGGAAACTACGCCCTCAAGTAGATGATGAGAAGCGTATGCGGAGAGTCCCTAGTGATATAAAAACTAGACTTGACAAATACCAACACATCATGTATAATGAGGACACTTATGACTCTGAAGAGTTTTATGACGCTTTAGATAAAAAAAGTAAAATACAACGCAAACTGAAACCAATATAACGCACACAATTAGGAGAAAATATATGTCGTTTAATACTATAGAAGAGCTACGCAAGTCGCGTGGCAACATGGACACTCTCATGTCACAAGTTGAGAAGATGTCCACAACTACCACTGAGTCTAATGATGATGGTAGGGAATGGAAACCAACTGTTGACCAAGCTGGAAATGGGTATGCAGTAATCCGATTTTTGCCCCCAGCAAAAGGTGAAGACCAATATTGGGCAAGACTCTGGACACATGGATTCCAAGGGCCTACTGGAAAGTGGTACATCGAGAATTCTCTCACAACTCTAGGACAACAAGACCCTGTTTCTGAATTGAACAGCGAATTGTGGAATAGCGGTGTTGAGTCTAACAAAGACATTGCTCGCAAACAAAAGCGTAGACAGTCTTTTTATTCCAACATTGTTGTTGTGAAAGACCCTTCTAATCCTGCCAGTGAAGGTAATGTATATCTTTATCGTTACGGTAAAAAAATCTTCGACAAAATTCAAGACTTGTTAAAGCCAGAATTTGAAGATGAAACTCCAGTAAATCCTTTTGATTTCTGGGACGGCAGAAACTTCAAACTGAAGATTCGTCAAGTTGAGGGATTCCGAAACTATGACAAGTCGGAGTTTGAGTCTGCTCCATCACCAGTAGCTGCTGATGATGAAATTGAGGCAATGTGGGCGAAACAATACTCTCTTGCAGAGATTGTAGACCCATCTAACTTCAAGTCTTATGAAGACCTTAAATCCAAATTGGGTATGGTTCTTCAAGGTGCAAGCAAGGTTCCTACTGCTTCTACTGTTGCAGCCCAGACAGGCGACATAGAAGATGACTTGTTTGCGAAACAACATGCTGAAACAAAGGTAGTCTCCAATGATTCAGATAATGATGACGATGCAATGTCGTACTTTGCAAAACTTGCTGACGATAGTTAATATCAAAGATTAAGTTATGCGAGGGGCGGCATAAATAGTGTCGCCCCTTTTTTTATGGCAGAAATTATGGATGGAATTATATTTGGTGGACAACTAGAGGATTTTGCTGGGTCAATTCATAAAGAAGATTCAAGAAACATCTCGATAAGAAGAAGTTCAGGCGGTCACAAGATTGCTACTTTTTTGAGGCAGAATGGTTACAATGTTGAAGTTTTAGATTATGTTCACCGATGGAAAATAGAACAACTCAAACAATATCTTAGACCAATCGCTGGCGACTGTAAGTTTTTTGGATTTGGGTCTACATTCTTTTTAGATAGTCCAGTTGTAAAAGAACTGGTACAATGGTTAAAAGAAGAGTACCCAAATATACCGCGTGTTGTTGGTAGTCAAAACGATAGTATGCGTAGTCTAGACATGGATTGGTATGTCTATGGTTATGGTGAATATGCCATGTTGGAATTGATGAAACATTTCGATGGTGGCCCAGAACCAGTACATATACTCAACACAATAAATGCATACAAGAATTACATATCCTTCCCCAAAGATGACTTAACGGTCTCATACCAAGAAACAGATTATGTAAACCCAAGAGAAATACTTCTTTTGGAGTTCGCCCGTGGATGTAAATTTAAATGTAAGTTCTGTAGTTTCCCGATACTAGGTGTCAAGGGTGATTACTCTCGTACGGCAGAAAGTGTCTATGATGAGATGTTAGAGAACTATGATAAGTGGGGAACAGAACATTATATTGTTCTAGATGAAACATTCAATGATAGTCCACAGAAGATTGAAAAGTTTGCTAATGTAATAGAGAAACTTCCATTCCAACCAAAGATGACCGCGTATATTCGTGGTGATTTAATCGCTTCGCGTCCTAAAGATTGGGACAACCTAATTAAGATGGGAATTACATCTCATTTCTATGGTATTGAAAGTATGAACCATAAGGCAGCTAAATCAGTTGGCAAGGGAATGAATACTGGTAGGATACAGGATGGACTATTAGAAGTTAAAGAATACTTTCAGAAAAATGCTGGATTTTATAAGGGACATATATCATTGATATCTGGACTTCCGCATGAGACCATTGATAGTCTACGCGATACAGTCAAGTGGTGTTCCGAATACTGGGCAGACCAGAGTTATCACATGAATATATTGATGATTAAGAAATTAGGTCAACCATCTCTTAACCATAGTTCGGAATTTGATTTGAATTGGAAAGATTATGGGTATAGAGAGGGTAAATTTCCTAAAGATGATATAAAGTGGGACATGAGTATCAATCCGTTCTATAAAGTCCTCTATGACTATGTGGCGACCTCTGGCGAGTACATTATGTGGGAAAATGACTACTCTAGCATGTATGAATGTTTTAAATTCTGTGTGGAAGAGTTCAGTAAGGCGAAACTAAAAAATATATTAGACCCATTCATGTATGATAAGTTTTTTATTGACCCTAGTGTAACTTGGAATGATTTTCAGACACAAACACACATGGAAAGAAGAGAGAGTTTTATCCTAGACCATGTTGATGGATATATCCAGAAAAAACTTAATTGTTCTTCTGCACCATAAGACTATTAATTTCAGTATCTACTACCGACTTATCTGATACTAGTACAGGCAAGTATTCTACTTTTCCACCAAGACCACTTACTACACTTCCAAGGTCTGCTAGAGGCCCACTTTGTAGAGCTGCAACTTGCATAGCCTTTTCTTCACTCGCACTAGCTTGAGCGTCTGCTACTTGATTGGAGGCAGCATCAATAGTTACAGAACCACCCTCTGTTTCTGCTGGGGTTGGAGCTCCGATTAAATCTGCACCAGTAGTTTCTGTAATTTGCATTTCTGGTGCTGTAGCTTTTAGGCTTCCATCCTTATTGTGAGTTTCACCGAATTTCTCATCCCATTGGTCTTGTGCCTTTTTTTGACTTCGTTTCTGGCGACCACCAGTAGCTGAGATTTCTGGTCTTGCAGATGTTGGTTTTTCTATATCAGATTTACCAAAGTTCTCTTTCATTTCTTTAAGTTTACCTGTTACATAATCTTTGATAGCTCCAAATTTTTCTCCGTAACCAGAACCTTCTGTGGCCGCGTCTGTATCATGGGGGAATCTTTTTGCCATATCGTCACTTTCTGGGTCACCATAAGCATCATTGTACATATCCCTAGCAAGAAGACCAGCGTCTATTGTTACACCACCAACTGGCCCAACTAACGCGACACCAGCCAGTTCTGCAGCTGCCCCTGCTTTATCTCCCTTCATTAATCTCCATGCTGCCATTCCAAGACCAGCAGCTGCACCAACGAGAGGCATTTGTTTGATTCCATACTTACCTATATTTTTCAAGAATGATGATGCTAAATCTTTTACTTTTGCTAATCCTTTTGTTGTTTGTTTGCCGGCTCCATCAATTTTAACTTTTGCACCCTGTATATCTTGTGGTTTGACTATTTGCGTAGTTGGTCTACCATCCGCACCTGCTTTAGTAAAATTACCGCTTTGTGCTTGGACAACTTTTGACCCATCTGGTGCAGTACCGACAACCTTGGAACTGTCTATCGTGGGCGCACCAGCCTTATCAATGCTAGGCGTTTTTGTTCCAGTAAGTTTATCCTTGACCATTGAACCAACAGTTTTCAATCCAGTTTTAGCTGCATCCACAGTACCACCAACTAGAGTTTTGGAAGCAATTAATTTATTGCCCTGTGTAACTAGTGATTGTGTTAGTTTTGTTGTAAAGTTATCTACGCCATCTTCAAGTTTTTCGGATACCTCTTTCAGTTTTTCTTCGTCTGTTTTTGAACCACCACCAAATATACCCTTACCAAATATTGCAGTCAAAGCAGCAATACCTCCAGCAGCAGATGCCAGTCCGGCACTCCCTTTTGGTACTCCTTTGCCTCCACCCTTTCCACCAAACATTGCATTTAATTTGTTTTCATCTGGTGATTCTGCTTTGGGTACGGTCAATCCAGTTGCTATGGTAGCGGTATCCCCTTTTATGTCTACTAAGACTTCTCTTATGTCATTTAAGGCATTGACTGTGGCGTTTGAAGAATCTCCATCTTGTAACGCGGAAGTAGCTTGAGCTGATGATACTCCTCCAGAACCTCCTCCACCTCTTCTTCCACCACCAGCAGCTGCTGGAAACGGAATAACATTATCCATTGATTGTTCATTTGAAGAAGGCACAGCAGTCTGACCACTACCACCGCCGGCCATTGCTGCTCCAGCACCAAATCCAATCGCACCTTTGCCCATAGAGCTAGAAGCTCTCAGTCCAGATTTTGCAACTCCACGAGATCTAGATAGAGCCATCCCCCCGAATCTTGCTGCTCCCATTAGAGCTGGGATAAAGAATGCCATTTTAATTTCTCCATTTATTATTCTTGATTGCGTCCGCTTTTTTCTTCAAATGTTGAACCAACATCGAAATGTATACTTGCCTTTCCCACGGAACCCAACTTTCTATTTCTGTTAAACTGTATTTATGTTCTTGCATTAATAGAAAGTTAGTTTTAAAGTAATTTTCTAAACTTTCATGGAAAAGGCTTATACGAAAAAATCGTAATACCCATTCAAGTAAGCAACATTGTCTTTTCCACACTTGTTGCATTTATATTCGACATTGTTTTCTATTACTGGCATTGACTCAAAAAAGTTTTTGATATGTGCGAACTGTTCTGAAGTTAGGTTGTCAATGAAATCACTTCTTTCCTCTTCTTTCAGTTCGTTAAACTCAATGATTGCATCTCCATAAAAAACAGTTTCTATACAACTTTCAGCGACTTTATAAATGTCACCCTCTGTCTCTGATTGTCCCAGAGCAGTAAGTTCTTTAGCATTAGGATATCTCATTTTTACTGATATGTCCTCAGCAATTTGAAAGTCCATCGCGTGTCCTTCTGTTTCATGAAGTTTAAAGGTATCCAATTCTATTTGAATATCTATTGGTGCTTCACAATGCCCGCATAGTAACCTTACATCTACGCTATCTGATACTGAGACCTTTCTTAATTCCAAAAAGACTTTTTGCATGTCAAATATAGGAAGTTCATCTCCCTGTACTTTACCAAAAGAACAATTGGTCACCACTTGTTGTGTGGCTCTAATCATTTCGTCTTGGTCTTTAGTTTCATTTGCTAAAACAAGCAACTTTTCTTCTTTTACTAGGAAAGGTCTGAATTTTACACTCTTGTTAAGGGAGTGTATATGAACATCTATCAGAGGATGTTCAGTTTGTGGTAGTGCCATATTGTCCTCCAAACCTATTCTGATTCACCGAAAAATCCATTCATGACTACTTCATTTTCAGCTCCACAATTTCCACATTCAAACTCTATTACATTTTGCACCACAGGCATCGATGCAAAAAATAATGTTATAATTTCAAACTCTGCGCTTGTCAGAGTTTCAATAAATTCTATTTTCTCTTCTTCCGATATATTCTCTACCGTTTTTCCTTTTACCTTAACTGAGTCGATACATGTAGCAGCGATATCATAATACGGTATAGTCTCTTTATCAAATTCAAATAACTCACCAGCGGTAGGATATCGCATGTTTACTATCAAATTATCTCTTAATGTAAGTGTGTCTGTGTGGTATTCTGTCAGTTTAAATCCAAAGTCATCATAACTTATTGATTGTTCATGATACTCTCCACATTCACCGCACATGAATGACCAATCTGGAAGTGATATTTCGGATATTTTAGATAGTTGAATCCATATGTTCTGTAAGTCGAAGATAGGCAAAGTAGTTCCATCTACTTTACCCAAAGAACAACTGGTGATACAATCTGATATTGATTTTATTAGAACATGCCTGTCCGAGTCTGGACTCTCAAATAGTCTTTCTTCTTTTACTAAGAATTGTCTAAACGGAATTTTTTTATCTAGCGAATAGACAAAAATGTCTGTCAAAGGATATTTCGCCTTTGGTAATGCCATTACAAACCTCCAATAATTTAATCAATCCAATCATTAATATTATGAGCAATTTTACTTTTGATAGCGTTCTTAACACCGTTCTTACGGAAGTTAAGTATTCCAAACAATCTTTCCGAATCACTCGCTTCAACGCCTCTAGAAGTCCACCTTCTAAAAGCAAATGTCACATTAACTCTAACTATACCTTCAGCACTCTGACCCATCGGTAAAATGTTTATAAGTCTTGGAAATGCGTCATATAGTTTCCATCTTGTTACTATGTTATCCTCTCTGTCAAGTGCATACACTTCTACCTGTCCTACATGTTCGTCTGGAAAACTAACTTCTTTTGATAAAGGGTCAGCGATAGTACTCATCCAGTTTTCAAAATATGTTCTTACATCCCAGTTAGCATCACAGAAAAATGTAAATGCTGCTGTGTCACCGAAGTATTCTATGCCATGCGCTCTTTGTTCTGTCCAATGCGATATCTTTGTTGGCGTCCATTGAATTTGCAGGCCTGGAATTTGTGCTTCTTCGCACAGCAATGATATCTCTCTGTCCTCTACGAATCTGCCTGGCGAACTAATCACCACTTCAAATCGATTAGACCTCGCAAGGTCATTCTTTCTTACTTTTGATATGAAGTCTTTTGTTTTGAAATATGCCATTAAATCGCTCTCCTAGAATTTTGGAATACTGTGTTCTTACTAACATTAAAGTCTTCTACTGGTAGAAATATAGCACCTTTCCAATCTTGAGGATTGATTTCAAAAAATCTAGACCTTATTTGTTTTGTTAAATATCGTTTTACACATGGTTTTACTTCTGGAAATCTAGAAGCGTTTTGTAACAAAGACCAATTGTATTTCATTGTTGTTTTATCATCTATTGCTCTATCATTTACTGTCTCCATCAATTTACCTAGTAATTGAGCTCTCATCATGTAAGGTAGATAGTGTAGGTTTAATCCCCAGAACCCATTCTCAGTAGGTTCAAACGGAAGACACAAGGGAAACGCATCGAAGTATGGTAACTTTTCTTTATGTTTAGCATCATACCTAAACAGATACATTGACCCCACATCAAATTGACTTACTGGTTTACCAATAGAAGATGATATAGCGCTTGATGGAGTTGTCACGCCACGCATAACTTGTCTTACTTGGTTCATGTACCAATTAAATGACTTTCTTCCAGAATCGGAATTTGGTCTAATTTGTAGAAATGGATTTGCCATGGGACTATTTATACACTCGCGTAGATGCCTAATTCTTTTTCGGTGATTATTTTAAACTCCCATCCTTTATTGTCGCAGAACTCCTGTGCGGATTTCCACTTTGCTTCATTGATACCATAGTTGGCAATTTCTTGTAAGTATTTTTTTGTTTTCTTTCTTGGTTCTGGGGGTTTTGTAAATCGTTCTGGTTTTATTTCTATGAGATATGTGCCACCCACAGTCTTGAGATAGAAGTCAACAAAGTAACGATGCATCCTTCTATCCAAAGGAGACCTATAGGGTATTGCTATGGGCTCAGATGCCCACTCCAAAACATCTTGATTCTTGTCGCACCAATTCATGAATTTTAGTTCGTATCCAGACCTATAAATAACATTAGATATGTTTCCGCGATACTTTTTCGCGTTTTTTGGAATAAATTTTCCTTGGTGGATATCTTTTCGGTACGGCATCTTATAAATAGTCCAATAATAACATATTACTATTTATTCGGAGTTTTTGCATGGGCGTTTACAATTGGTTAGATAATAAACTTGGTGGTGTATTGCCAGGCGGTGTCCCACGCGGAGGCAGTAAACAAAAGGGTAGTGACCCAGAGAATACCGAAGACCAAGTTGCTAAAGCTGCTGGGGTCACTCAAGAAGCAAAAAATTCAAAACCACCTACACCAACAAAGAAAAAAATTACATTTCAGAGTTTATCTTATCCATCTGGATTAGACAATACAGATGAATTTCCCCACCAGATAATGTTCAATGTCCTAATAAGACAGACAGATGCCGAAGCAGCTGCAAATAGTCATCTAGGAGATGCAGGCCGTGGGGAAGATTTGATGAGTAATCTTAGTAATGACCAAGCAGCTGGAATAGTGAAAGAAGTCACAGGTGGGGTAACAGCGGGCATTGGCACCACCGCAGTTGTTTCTGGTGGTGTGGGTACAAAACTCGCGGGCGCTGCTCTTGTGGCTGCTTCTGGTAAGATTGGTGACCTTGCCAAAGGATTAGTAGAAACTAAAACTACTAGAAAATGTGTTGCTCGTAT